GGGGATTCTTGCCTTTTTACCCGGAGTTAATTCACGGCTAGTACTTGTCCAGGCTGAACAGGCAATCGTCTCGTCGGAACCGTAGTATCCGAGTAGCTCAACTGTATTATTCATGCTCAACACCTCCAAAAAACTCAGACGCCGGTATCATAACCTTTTCCTTTTCTCTTTTTAGCATAGTTTCTAATTTAGTAATTTGATGTAAATGACCAAATGTTAAACTATCTATAGAGCTTTCTATTTCTTTTAGGTCTGCCATAATTTGTTTATGAGTTTCTTCTATCTCAACTTCATTCTCTTCAATATCGTCAAACTCAAACTCGCTACCAGAGCATTCCGGACACATGTGGTTTCCGCCTTCATGTTTGTCTGTGTAATGGCTCAACCGAACCAACAGATCACTGATTGCAGATTGTGTAATAGCTACACCGGAAATAGATTTGATAATCTCTGTGTTTTGTTTTATAATCTCGACACGATGATCTTCGTTCTGTCTTTCACAATAGGAATACCCAATAATCCCAGAAATCAGGCATCCAGAAATATACGCGACAAGTATAACGAATTTTTCCACGCTGATTGAGTATGAGGTCTTTGTCTTCATTGTTTTTTTATTCCTTTAGCTCGCTTGAGCTATATACTTTTTTCATTATCTTCTCCATAAAAAAAGGGTGAGGGTGTTACCCCCCACCCTTTTGTCTGCCTCTAAGTGAGATGTTGAACCCGGACTGAACCGGATGACAGTCTGAACTTAGAGAGCGAACTATTCTTTTGTCAACTTAACCTTCTGGTCATCAATAAGGTCTTTAATCTTTTTGTCAAACTCAGGTTCTAAAGTAGCCCTAAGCTTGGCTCTGCCTTTGATGATTTCAGGGTCCAGCGATGACGTTTCGGAGATATCCTGAGTTTGTTCTCTCTCTGTATACTCAGGATGGGTTTGTTGCCCTGTGTCTTTTAGAGCGTCTTGAATACCGTTGTGATAACCTTCCTCATATGAAGAAGTTGTTACAGACTCGATAGAAAAATCTTTCTGGTCCATACCTCGGTAGTAACCATCATGCCATAGCGCGTGATATTCATCGGTAACTTCCGGGTCTTTAATAGCAACCAAAATTCCTTCGGATCGACCCTGATTCTTAGCAAGTTCCACATCGTTTTCATTACCACGATTAATCATACTGTACATGACCTCTCGCAATTGGTCATCATTAATACGACCACGTTCCGTAATAACCATACTAAAATGTTCTAAATCCTGAATGGTATTATGTTGATGAATTGTGAAATGGATAAAGAATGATACCACCAACACAAACACAACATCTACAAAAATCTGACTTCTGTTCATTTCAATCTTCCTAAGTAAGTTTTAAGTAACGGTAAAAGGGTAATACCGTACTCCTTGACAAAATCTTTGAGTAGTGCCGACTCAGCTTCTACTCGCTCAGTGTAACTTAATTGTTGGTAATCTATCACGCCGTCTAGGAGGGACTGGACGGAAAAAGAGGGGTCTGACATGGATTGGTTCCGTAAACGGTGCTTTAACTATTCGATTAATGAAATCAAATGTAGTTACAATGCCTCTTCTTGTTTTCTCTGGAATGTTGTATGTTTTCCAAGTTCTAATCCAACAAGGGTGACACACACATCTTCCGGTTTCGTAGCAGTTACACAAACACTGCCGATAAGTCGTTGTTGCACTTACCGGATCATATGTTGCCGTAGTAACCGAAGGAGCATAAACCCAGGTTTGGGCATTAGTAACTGTTGAGAAAAACAGAACGCTTACGAAAACTAAAAATCTCATGTGAAATCTCCACTAAATGTATTAGAGAAATCAATACTTTGAGCGGTGATAGAGTAATCACTAAACTTCCGCCCCTCATGTTCTCTTTGTTTTAAATGTAATCTACCGGATACATGAACTTGTGTACCCTTTTTAACATACTGGTGCGAGATTTCCGATAGATCACCGAAACATGCCACATCAATAAACAACGGGTTTTCTTTATCCCGCCGATGTTTAGACATCATACGAAACACACCAAAGTTTTCTTTGATCTGCTTGAAGTCACGAACAGCCACACCACCAATAGTAATCACGTTATGATCCATTAATCATCTCCACTAATTCATCAATATCATTTTTGTTTTTACGTTTACGCTTTTTCTTAGGAGGTTCGGGTTCATCCGGTGCATAATTAAGTTCTATATCCTTAATCGCTTGAACTATGACCGGATCACCCGCATCTTCTTTTATCATTTCCGCTTCATATGAATTGGTTTTGATAAAAGTTGGGCAGTTTAACAATTCAACAACATCCTCGTTGATGACTTTGGCTTTTGATTTAGCCTTTGCAACAGTTTCTGCCCGCACTACATATTCAGTATAACAAGTTTGTATTTCTTTTACAAGATAATACTTCACAATTTTTTTTCTCCGTTTCTCTAGGAATCAATACCTAGACTACGAAGGATACGACCACGCATAACTTGTGCATTACCTCGATTTGAGGTACACAGAACAGAACCTGCTGTTCCCTGACTTAGTCCAAGTTGACTAGCGGCTTGTGTGGTTCCACGCTTGGTGTTAGCGTAAGTACCAAGTCGCTGAGTACGAGCAACCGCTGTTACAGCATTAAAAGACTTACCTCGGTCTGCACCATTACGCGCCACGCCGACAACTCGGTTGCCTTCGTATGACCAATTGTAAGAATTACTCGTCTGAGACAGTGTCTGTAGAAATTGTTCCTGATTCACTTTTAGCTTCCTTTAAAATATTGTAGATTCTTAATTTTTGTGCAGGAGTTGTTGTTGGAAATTTTGGCATCTGCACATTATGCCGATCAGAAATTGCTTTTGCTAGTAGAATTAAGTGGTGAGACTTCATCGAATTTAAGGCTTTGTGTAGTTCTGTATGAATTTCACCAAGTACAGATTCTGTAGCAGCAACGTATTCTGATTTTTCTTTTGGTCTCATAATTATATCCTTCAATTAACTTCGGTGTCAATTATTTTTCTTCGGAAATGAATTTTTTATTGTTTTGTGTATTTCTCTTATAAAATTTTCTCCATTCATACCATTCTTTAAGTGCGCTTCCTAACATGGGTTTACCGCTGATACATTCGTAACCTTTTTCCCAACGGTGGGCGTATAGTTGTATTCTTTTTTCCCTGTCTTCGTCAAAGTCTTTTTTTGTGTCAAGTCCTAAACCAACTCCACCATTATTAATTGGCGTGTATTGGTAGCTGTATTTTGGTAATATCGAAAGCATATCCATAAGCAATCCTTTTCAAATAGGGTGGGGAAGTGCCGAGTTCTGGAATTGAACCAGTTTATCTGAATACCAAGGGGATAGAGTTCAAATCTTGGACCACCAAGTAATCGGCATATCCGGCGAGCCGGAATCGAACCGGCGACTAATGCTTTATAAGAACACTGCTCTCACCACTGAGCTACCGCCGGTTGTAGTGGTGAGTGTCCTGATGATCCCTAGCCGACATGTCCACATGTACGAACTCTTAGTAGGGGCAGCATAGCATCCAAAGACAGACTTTAGCATATCACTTGGTGTGTGTCAAGGCCAAATCTTGAATATTTTTAAATTCATGCTTTTTTACAATATAATTCCACGGACCTAATCCGCCTTTGTTAAGTTTAATTCGTTCCTTTTCTCTGTTCATCAAAGTTTCTTTAGTTACCCAGCCCTGTATATAAGCAAGACTCTTTCTAGAGTTATAGTAACATGCAATGAAGATGTCGCAATTGTCAATCTTTTTTTGATCTTTTTTGTATTGTGCTGGAACTTTCAACCAAGGGTTCATGTATGCTGCCCCACTAGTTGCGGTTTTAACATCTGCCTTTAAGTCGCCTATGATAAAATCATAACCTGCATCACCGTGGTCATCATATATTTCAGTATCTAATTCAATACCGAGATATTTGGCGATAGCGATCTCACCGTATAGACCATCGGTATGAGACTGCTCCGAACTCTTGCTTAAATTACCATGTCTACCTGCGCCGAACTTTTCCTTCTTGGCATCCCTAGCTCTTGCTAAAGTTTTTGCTCTTGCTACATCTTGATCGGTAATCTTGACTTCTACATAGTTATTCATCTTGACATTGCCTTAAAAATAAGCGCGATGGGTAAACCTATGGTAAACCCTATAAAGGTGGAGGCCAGAAGAACGGCAGATAACCAAAGTGTAACTTTGGTAACTACTTCAATTGGTCCGGGATGCTCATTCATAGTTCCATACTTTTCTTATACTAACTAAACTATCTCCGTACTTTTCCTTTAGCTCGTCATAAATTTCTCTGTTGCTAAAGGCTCGTATAGTTTCTTCCATATGTTTAATGGATGAATCGCCCCAAACAAAAAAAGAAACTCTGTTGATAATCTTTTCCACAATTGCTCCTACTCAAAAAGTTTTGGTCCCGACGTATCGTTAGCGTATAGTTTGTTCAACATTAATATAGACTGTTTAACAGAGTCATTCTCTGTTACATCAGCAACCTCTTCAACTAATTCCCCAAACATCTCCTTTGCTTCATCTTCGCTGAGGTAGTAGTTAACTATATCTTTTATATCTCTGGCCTCTTTATTAGTTATTGGCATTTTCTATCCCGTGAAAATATTTTTCTAAGGTTTCGATGCGGTCATCCGCATCAATAAGAAGATCTAAAGCCTCATCTAGATTTTTGTAAAAATCTCCTGTGCTATGATCTCCAATTCCTACTGCATTTTCTGTTAGAAGCTTTAAAGACATTAACGCTTTAGTTCTATCGGAGAATGCTTTAGATTTAAGATATCCTACTGCTAAGTCTTTCATAAGTACTCCTTGTGTTTATTAATAACCTGCTCGTAAATGTTTGGTATACTGTATCCATCGTCGAAATCATCTGCGGCTTTTCGGGCCAGCTCTACATGATCAAAAACGCCAACAATTCCATCGAAACCAAAGTTGTCATTCATTAGATACACAACATAGACTTTTTTCATCTTTCAATCCTTTTAATCAATTATATCGTCCAAAACCAGACAGGTCTGAAGAAATTCCCACAATTTTCCAAAATCGCAGTTGACAATCTCCCCAATTGCCGAAAGAATGACAGGTCTGTCCCTCTGAGTCAAGGGTATTTTTCAGAATTTCTGGAATTTTCCAAAACTTTCGGGATAGGATAGTAGTGCCGCAAGGCTCCAGATGAGAACTGAATCGCGTCTGGGTTATCAAATATCGGCCTGAGATACTGTGCCACTCAAGAAATTCGGTGAGGATCAGGGACCAAGCGTAATAAATACAGCTAAAGAACTTGAGACGACAGA